GCCACGAATACGATCTTTGGTTTTGTATTCGTGACATCTATTTCCTTGACAATATTTCATTAGATCAAAGATTTAATTTGACTAAACTCCCACTTATGCGTGGCAGTTCTATATTGGGGTGTTCCAAATTTTTCAGTTGCCCAAATATCTAGGTAGTTGAAACATGGATAACCTTTTTTACAAACATACTCGCCTTTAGCAACTCCATCAAGTTGTGCTTTCCTCTCGATAGTTTCGCCATGTTTTGTTGCGTAGTATCTAATATAAAAGATAGATTTAGAAAGGGAGTTCGTCATTATTTTTCCCCTTTACTTCTACTAGTCCTTTAGATGGTATTATTAAGTAAGATACTTTTGTGTCGTCATTTAAAGTATCAAGAGCAGATTTTTTCCTTTCTGCGGTTTCTTTCGTATTGGCTACTTCTGAAACATCAAACCAATTATCTTGATCGTGTGTCCAGAAAGTTCTTTTAACAATTAGCCAAACGTCTTTTGACTTTACTTTAATTGTCATTTTTTTGATTGTCATTTTATCCTTTCTTTTTTTGTTATACATACTAGGATATTATATGTTTTATCCTAGTATGTCAATAGCCAATATTACTTATTCACAACCCCCTCTTTCTCATATTTTATTCTAGCCGCTATTTTATCCTCTCTTGTTTGAGTTTTATTCTTCATTGACTTTAACATTTCAGCCGCATTTTTAGGATTGTAAATCATTAGACCAGAACTATTACATCTAATAATTTCAGCGTCATTCATTGTCAATCCGCTTTCACTTGCGAACTCGATTGCCTCATCAAGATATTTATAACTCTTGATTACATTTTTAATGAACTTAACTTGTTCTAAAACTGATTTAATCCATTTATAATGTGCCATGATTAATTGACCTTTAGCTTGTTGCCAGATTACAAAAGTTTTAAACTCGGCTTCTGAAACAGGGATTTGTCTATCTCGACAATACTCACGACCAATTAAATCCAACTCATAATTATTATTCCAATCACGAGCATGAGATATTAAATTGTCGTTGCCACCAGAAAATCCAAGTGCTTTTTCGTTTGCGTCATTGAATTTAGTTTGGTGTGGATTGCTTGGCTTGTTATCCATTTCAATATTTATATCTGGATTGCAACCATCTTTTGCTTTTAACTCATCTCTAAAATAAGCATAAGCAAAATCTCTTGATGATGGTTTATAACTATCAATGTCGTCTTGTCTATCAACTCCATCAACGTCACCATTTAAACGAAAGTCAAAATGTTTAGTTTCGTATTTATCATCTTCATCAGTTGCGTCATCTTTCTTCATATAACCAAAATGAAAGCAACTATCTTTCGCAATAGTATTCACATTCGGATATTTGTCTTGTAAGTAATGTGCCATAGCAACATCTTTTTTAGGATATTGTCTTTCCACACATACTTTCGCAAGTTCCCAAGTTTTATTTTGCTTGTCTAAAAAACTCTCTCTTTCTTGAAAAAATTTTTCTTTCTCTTGCGTGTTCTCTTGTTCCAGATGTACTCGCATACGATTTGCGATTTTATTTCTGTACTCTTGGTTTAATCTTATTCTACTCATCTTTATTTGTCCTTTCTGTAAGAGTATTCCTCTTTCTGTTTGTTGTTGCATATCTAGGATATTATATGAATTAAAAAAGTTGTCAAGAAAATTTTTTCTTTATGGGGTGGGCCCGCCCCGTGTGCCCTTAAAATTTTTTAATTGACAAGGAATCTGGGATATTATAAGATCTACACATGATGATATATGGAAACACAATTAAAGATATAATTAAAATGTATCCGAAATGGGTTTGGGCAGGAAATATTTTCTGCGTTGCTCTCGGATTATGGGTGATATTTTGGTTATAGATAACCCATTTATATTCTATCCCATGATGTTTTTTATTGGGCTAGCAATATTATTTTTGTTTGATATCTAGGCTCCAAGCTTGAGCCCTGATCTCACAATGAGGTATCTTCTAGAGTATCTCGTGAGATCTGGGGTCAAGCTAAAATGGTCAGCTAGCTAAATGCAACTGAAAATCCATGCGGAACCTTTGCTTTTAGCTTGGCCAAACTTGAGCCCAGATCTATTGTAGTTCTAAGCAACAGTGAACGCGCGTTGCGCAATGGATCTGGGGTCAAGTACAGAGTTAATTACTCTTAAGCCCTGGTCGACCGGTAAACAATTACTGTCGGGCTTCAGTGTACTTGGCCATAAGTCCCCAAGCCCTCAAGCGGGTGGGCCCGCCCATTAATGTGGGAAGGTTCGAGCTTGACAGTCCACAAGCTGTAGGATATTATAAGATCATGAATAAGAAAGAAGCAAAAGAAATAACCGGGGGCCTGAGCGCTCCCTCTAAAATGCCTGGTCCAGCGTACAACCTGCCAGCTGCTGCATGTATTACAGGCGCGAAGCTAGTGAAGGTCCCAGGCTCAGTCTGCGCGGGATGTTACGCCCTGAAGGGCCGTTACAGATTCCCCAATGTACAAGCTGCATTAAATAGAAGACTGAAGAGCCTAGGTCATCCAGACTGGATTCCCGCTATGGTTGTATTGATTGACAAAGCCCCCTTCTTCAGGTGGCATGACTCAGGAGACCTGCAAGGGCCCGAGCATCTTAAAAAAATTTTTGAAGTCTGCAAGCGCACACCGGAAACCAGTCACTGGCTCCCGACCCGGGAAGCAGGACTACTCAAGCTCATGGATCCCGACATCATTCCGACAAATTTAATCATTAGACTGTCAGGCCACATGATCGATGGAAAAAATTCTACATTCTGGCCGTGGACGAGCTCCGTCTCTTCAAGTACTAAGACCTGTCCAGCCCTGGACCAGGGAAACAGCTGCCGCGACTGCCGTGCATGCTGGGACCGCAACACACCTAATGTCACGTATCCGAAGCACTAAAAATTTTTTAAAATTTAATGGAAATGGAGAGATCGCAGATCCCTCAGGCCTCAAGCCTATAAGCGCTCAAGCACGCGCGCGCAGGAAGCCAAGCCACAAGCCAAGGGCTCAAGCCGGGTCCCTGAGTCCACAAGCTCTAAGATCCGGGAACCAGGGTACAAGCGAACAAGCTGTTGTTCCAGGGCACAAGCAACAAGGATAAAAGTATTTTTTTTATGCTTAATATGAAATGATATTTGGTGCGGGGAGAACCGTACCAAATTGGAGTTTTTTGGAGGTGTTGATTTTAATTCAACAGTGAAAAAGTTCCCACTAGGAGCATAGCCCAATAAGTCAGGAGTGCCAAATAAAGCCCAGTTTTCCAGTCTGGTCCACGCAATTGAGGGAGTCTCATTCTTTAATTTTTTCCAAAGTTGTCGTTCAGTTATGATAAGCCTATCCACTCCAAGCCTACCCTATAATTTTCCTATGATTTTACCCATTGACCACTTCGGTTTCTCACATTTTATGACCAATCGATGCGTTTCATTATCACCAATTAATCTATTTTCCAAGAGTTGAATTCCACTTAAATCATAAAATTCACCATTAGGGAGTTCGATCTGAACGCGAGCATTTTGAGATACTTCTGCTTTCATAAACTTACGCAACATTTGGTCTAACATCTTACCGCTTAACGCCATGCTTGATCTTATAGAGGATTTTATATAGAATGGCAATATTATGCCAGGACCAGCTAAACAACTAACACCAAAGCAAATGAAGTTTGCCCAGCTTATAGTCTATGGAGTTGAGGGTAATCCAATTACAAAAACAGAAGCTGCTAAAATAGCAGGCTACTCTGACCCCTCAGCGGATGGTTCTAAACTAAGTAATCCAAAACTCTACCCACTTGTGTGTGCTTTCATTAGTAATCTACAAGATGAAGTAAGGCAAAAATATGGCATAAGTTTTGAGGGTCATTTAGAAGAACTCGGTAAGATTAGAGACAGAGGTAAAAAGGACAATAGAAATTTAGCTGCTGCAGCAACCACAGAAATAGCACGAGGGAAAGCTGCTGGCTTTTATATCGACCAGAAGATTATCCGTCATGGTAGTATAGATGACATGAACCTTGACCAGCTTTATGATCGTATGAAGGTGATCAAGGAAAAGAACGAAAAAATTATAGAAGCTAAACAGCTCCTTAAATCTAATGAGGAATCAGACTTAAACAATAAAGCGACAACAGTAAAAAAATTACCATCCCCATCACAAAAAGCTGATCCGGATTCCACATCTTAATTATCTCTTATTTTTTCTTTTTTTAGCTTTAGCTTTTTTCTTTTTAACTTTTCTTTTTTTAGTGTTCTGTTTGTTTTTCTTTTTCTTATTAGGCATTAAATCCTCCTTCCAAATGTTGTACATTTCTTCGCTTAAGTAGTCAATTTTCTTAGACATCCAATTTTTCCATCTTAACAATGCATCCTTTAGGAAATACATTCCTGTCCGAAAAAACTTCATCAGTCTGATCATAACCCGCAAATGTCCAAACAAATTTCTTATTCCTTTTGTAGATATATCCATACGAGACCATCTTGGAACAGTAGAATTTATCAAACTCTTCCCTAGTGGCATGGCCTCCGTCTGCAGTAATATCCAACCAGCAGATTTTGTAGAAGTAGTACTTCTTTTTGTTAATCTTGACATGTTTGTATTTTGATTTTTTCCTAAACATATCTCTGTATACCCTCCTCTCAATAAATACTAAAATAAAAAATATGAATCATGTGCGCGCGTCCCTTAAGTTGTTGGTATTGCTAGCTTTTTGAACAATTGTATCTTTTGTATCCAATTGTATCCAACAAAAAGATACAAATTTGAGCGAATAAGTGTTGGTATACAACAATTCTAACTTTTGTACCAATTGTAACCACTTTTAAAAATAAATAAAAAAAATTTTTTTATTTCATTGAAATAAGAGTATACAAGGGGTAAGGTGCAATTAATGGCTAATTTCCTCGCTTATCTCTTTATTTTTGTATCCTGTTTCCTCTTTGTTCTGGTTACAATTCCTATAATATTGATCCACTTTCTTAAGGAATGTGTGTTGGTAGCCGACAAATTCCTTGTCCGAAACCTCAAACTTCTGAAAAAGGCCATCTTTAGAACACATTAGAATGACTCCAGACTGGATATGTGTCCGGTAAACATAATTGTGAGCCATTGCATAAGCCCCTAATTGAACAAAATAGTCATCTATCCACTCCCTTCTTTTGGGCTTGTTGGTTTGCTTAAAGTCTATTATACTTTCACGTCCATTATAAATTCCTACAATATCAGTTGCTCCTGCGTATAGATCAGGATAATACAATGTCACTTCAGTACCCCAGACCTCATTGAGGTCCCCGAGCCCTGATTCAATAACCTTCTTGGCCATGAATTCTGCTTCCTTACCAATACTCGTTAGGTCCTTGTGCCCTGTTCCCTTCACATACGCTTCTAAAAACGTGTGCATCGCTGTGCCTCTAAGGGCTGCCAGGTCTCTGA